AGTTATACTTTAAACTTTCAATACGCTTACGCCATTCTAAATATTTTTTCTCGCTTTCTGATCCAACAAGAGAACCAGACCAGCTACTATCATTGTCGAGAAAATTTGCGACAAAGAAATAGACGAGTTCATTATTGCGATAATTTCGCTCCAATTTAGCGAAGAAAAACTTGTCACGTCTTTTAAGGAAACTGTCATTTGATACTTTCAACTTTCCATTATATTTAAAATAATCATAATCAGTATTGAAGTGATTTCTGATCGCTAGATAAGTTTTATAAGCTTTCAGTCCTTCATATACATTATTCATACAGGTAACTTAGCAGATTTCTCTTTTAAACAATTCATTTCAGAAGCTTCTGCTTCTATCTTCTTTTTAATAATAGTGTTAATTAACTTAGCACCGGTTTCAATTTCTATTTCGTTCTGCTCGCAGTACCACAGGACAGCATCAAAATAGCCAATTCTTTTATCTTTAACAACCTCTTCTATCTTCATAGAGAAAGTTTGTGTGTTCATTATTTCAACCATTTCTACGCTCTATATCCTCCTCAACACATTCTTTACCATACTGTACTTCTAGAATGTGTGCTTTTGTCGTTCCAATATTTGTTGTCTTATGCCATACACCTTGTGGTATAACATATGTTGTATGTGGGATCATTACTTCAAGATGCTCTTCACCATCAGGCCATTCTAGTTCAATTTGAATTTCACCTTCGAGAACATACCAGTGTTCTGATCTATGTTTATGTTTTTGATCACTTAGACTGCATCTAGGCTCAATAACAAGTTCTTTAACTTTAATACCAGCCCGAGGTTGCTTGTCATCTAATACTCTCCAATACCCCCAGTCACGCTCAGTCCTTTGAGTTTTCCATTCATCTAAAATCCAACTAGATGAGTTCTTTTTATTATCACCACCAACACCAAAAACAAACTCAACGTCTGATAAAGCCATTTCTGGAGTGTTTCGTTTTGATCTATCACCACCGTTAGCAAATACTACCTTTCCTTTACTGGTAGACATTACTTGCATAATAGCATGATTAGCTGTATCGTCTGAATCATTAAAACCAATAACTTGATCAACCATCTTTAACTCTTTAATTATAGCTGCTCTTTCATGAAAAGGCAAGAAAGGTCTTCCCTTCTTTCTAGTAAGCCATTCATCAGAGTTTACACCAACAACTAGTCTATCACCAAGTTTTTTTGCTTCTTTAAAATATTCAATATGACCAGAATGCAGGGGGTCAAAGCCCCCTGTCACTAAAACTGTTTTCATTATCTCTGCCTATAAAAGATGTGTTCACCAATACGACCTGTTAAAGTCAAACTATGACGCCATGCCGGGGTAACATAATTAGCATGGTAATGAGTAGAACCTTCTGTAAGACCTCTCCATGTATTGTTAAAATACATATCAGAAGCTATGTCTAAAGCAGCCCACCAACTATCATTAGCTGGAATTTTATCTGACTTGCCATCACAATACCAGCTGAACTGACATTGGTGACGAATCATATTACCGTTGGAGTCTTGACGACCTTGGTATACTACTTCACAGATAGTAACTGGATAGCTATCATGTTCTACTCTATTCATAACAACATCAGCAACTGCTGCTTGATCTGCAAAGCTACTACTCCGAGCTTCGAAGTAGATATTTTTAGCTAAACAGATTACTTGATTATTTTCATACTCTGCCTGCGCAGTTACTTCACTAGTAAATACTGGAGCTGCAATCATAGAAATAATTACAGCTAACTGCATTACGCGTTTCATTATGTATCTCCTGCTCAATTATACTATTAATATAGTATCTTTCGCCACAAAAGGCAACTGTTATTTACACCCAAATCGTAAATGAAGCATATGTTATTGCTGCCCAGAAAAGAATTATTACAATTACCCAAATCCACTGAATAGGTTCCATATCGCTAGGGTCATTCATTTTAGTCATTCAAAGGATTGTCAAGAGCTTCTTGAAGCTTTTCATGAATGTCTTTATCAAGCTGTCTCATATCTGCGTCGATGCGTTCTTCTGTCTCACGCATAGTGTTACGGACATCTTTTTCTGACTCACGAATAAGAGCCTCAACTTCTCGTATGGACGCTTGAACATCTTTACGTAGTTCATTCATTTCCTCACGAAGTGTTTCCAAATGAGTTTCAATAGCATTTTGAGAATCTTTCACTCGATCCTCTGACGCATCAGTCTTATCCTCGAGTCTCTCAACAAGCTGTTCCATTTCCATTACATCTGCTCTTAAATCAGATTTAATGTCGCGTGTATATTCAATTGCTTCTTCGATACGAATCATTTGGTTGTCCATTGTTAGGATAACCTTTTCGTTCTCTGCTGCAATTGCATCTACATCGATGTTTTGAACGACTTCCTTCATATCCATATAGTCTTTATAGAACTCAAATCCAGCCCATAGACCACCGCCTAATGTTGATAAAGCTGTAAGTACAGCAAACATTTTACCACCTCTAAATGTGGTACCAGCAAATTCAAACTCTGCCATTTTAATTCCCCTCGTATTGTTGTCTTACCATTTCTTTATGGGTAGCGTCAGAAGCGCCATTAAAGAATCGTTGGCTAGGATTATCATAATTTTTTTGCCCAGCATATATTTCCTTAGGCTGATAGAACTGTGCGTCCTGTATCTGAGGAGTTTGATAGGCCCTGAAGTTTGGATTATAACCAAGTAATGCCGCTTGAGCATCTTCACTATCATCACCAGATTGAGCAGAAGCCACAAGAGCGTCTTCTTCCTCAGCAGTTAGCTGTCCTTCATCGCTGGTGTCTTCTTTAAAATTATCTTCTGCAGCATTTTGCATTAGTAACATAGTATTAATTACATTATTGATTACATCATCGAGCACATTTTGATCAAGTGATGTTAATTCAAATTCTGCTGCAAAGACAGATTGACCGTTTTCACTAGCAGATTCAATACCAAGTTGGAGGTCAGACAGCTGCTGGCCAGAGCTACTCATATCGCTGGCAATAGATGTATCAACTGATCCATCAGTACCATTATTAGATACTTGGTTACCAAATGAGCCATCACCTATTGCTGAGCCGTCATTGTTTGAATAGTTATTTAAATTGGTGGTGCTTCCACCAAAACCATTTATAGTTTCAGCTGAGCCAGTGTTGATGTTTGATAAATTGTCACTTGACGCAATGTCTCCGGATATATTTGAGCTAAAATTTAAGTCGGTCGCAGTATCATTAGAAGAGCCAGTAGTCGACCCACCTGCATTTTGATTTGAAGAATCATTTATTGCAGTCTCAGTTGCGCTGTTAAGTGCCTCAATTGACTCTTGCTGAGATTGTTGGTTTAAAGCTGTAGATGTTGCTACGTCTCCGTTTAAAGAAGTAGTAGCAGCGCCTGTTGCTAATGATACAGCTGAGCCAGCAACTGCATTACCCGCAGCTTCTGCGCCCTGAGCAATGGCAAGTGCATTTACATTAGATGTTGCTGTTCCAGGAGTTTCTTCAGTCGTAATCGCTGTCGCTTCTTCAGCGGATTCTTCTGTTGTAGTTTCTTCTTCTGGATCTTGTACACCGGTGCTTTCTTCTTCGCTAGCACCGGTAGTCTCTTCTTTACTTACTCCAGTGCTTTGACCGCCATCAACTGTACTACCTGTTTGTTGAGCAGTTTGTTCTTCTGTAATACCAGACTGCTGATCCAATTGCTCTTGCTCAAACACTTGAATCTCTGCTTCAATACCAGCTTCTATCTCTTCATTATACTCAAATGAAGTACCATCAGGAGTTCCACCGTCAAAGAAATCTTCTACTTTTTGTTGGCCATTTTCATTAATATTAGATCCGCCATAATCAGACTCGAGTTCTGCTAACATTTCAGCTTGAGTGGGCAAACCAATTGACTTATTAAATGCGTCTTGGTATCCATAACACGTTGGACTTGACAATGGATCTTCGTCACACGTATCAGTTTCTACTACAGTAAAAATTAATTGGAACTGAACATTCATAACCTCTGGGCCAAAGTATCCACTCCAGTATCCCGCATCATAGCCATCTACAGTTATTCTTATTTTCTCAAAGTCAGTACCATTTAATTCAAATGCTTCACTTCCAGAAAACTTTCTCCAATCGGCAATTCTATAATTGTATTCATATTCTTTCGACCATACCACATCTTGGTTTTCCTGTCCAATAAATTCTACAGTAATTGACAATAGATCCTGACTATACCCGTATCCTTCTTTATCGTACGGGCCCTGCGAAAATCTATTGTCATCATTATTAACGTCGGCGTTTTTAATAGTCCATGCATAATTATAACCA